TCAAGGAACAGTAACATACTAATATGAGTGCATTTAATTATAACGATTGGTTACGTCAAACTAAATCTGGTCCATACCAAAAGACTCTTTTAATGGAGTCTGAAGATCAGATGTATAAAGTAATTGGTAAAAGTAAGCACCATTTAATTGCTTATCCTGATCCTCAAGGTGGTTATACTAAGAGTGAATTGACTGCTTGGTATCAAAAAGGACATGAGCTTGGACAAACTAGACAAGTTGAATTTGCTACTTCTAAAGATGATGCTGAAAGCTTGGCTGGTCAAAATATAGACGAAGATACTTACACACAAACATACGATCAAGGTGGACCTGAAAATCCACATCCTGAAGATGAACAGTTTCAAGAAGGATCTGTAAATGATGCTGAAGCTGTAAACAATGCTATTGAGTATGATCATGATGCTGAAGTACATACTTTTGATAACCAAGGTATGCCTCCCGAATACTCTATGGATGAAGTTACAGCAGACACAACTACCGACTTGAGAGATGATATCGAAGAGTTAATCTTAAAAGTTTATCCAAAATATTTCCAAGATATTAAAATAGGAGATTATCGCCCTTTCAAATATGATCCAGAAATACCTGAATTCGTAGAACCAGTAATACTTAAATACGGTTACACAGGTTGGGAAAAGTTACCAGACAATTTATATTCATTCCTTTTATCTAAGTTTTCAGTTAGAGAACGTCATGGCTACGATGATGATGTTCAGTACATTGTCTATCCTAAAGCAGGAGATCGTCTATAGCTAGCCGTTGGAAACGTGAAAAAAATTCCGTAACTTCTTTTATAGGTAAAAATTTCATTTCTTAAAAGCCTTAAAAAGGTTAAAAAAGAAAAAGAAAAAAGTAAAAAAAGATGAAGATAAAAGTATTGGTACTAAAAGGCTGCGACGTGTGTAAAAATTTCATTGGGGCCTTAAATAAGGCTAATATAGAATTTACTACTATAGATGCTGATGAAAATGATACTCTTGCCGACTATGTTGAGAGTTTAACTGGAACAAATACCTATCCGATGGTTATTTTAGAGAAGCCTACTCAAACCGCTTATTTATTTAGAGCTGAGGATGCTGCTAAGCTTGGTTCTTCTATTGTAGGAGATAGTGAAATGATTATTGGCTGCTTTAATGCTGATACAATGTTTGATAATATAATTACACTTTTAAATTAAAAATATGCGTTACAAAACACTCGTTTCGAGAAAACTTGAAGAATTAGACAACATTATCTTGGGACTTAAATCACTTCTTTCTGGTAACCCTAGTAGAGAGCAAGTAGAGAATCAATTCGCTAAATCTAAAGATAAGATTGAAGAAATTCAAACCTTAGTTAATACTGAAGAAGAAGGATAACATCTAAAGTTGCTTTTGCTGGGTTTTGTTGGTATGTTCTATAAAAATAGAATATTATGTTATCAGCAGAACAAATATCAACAAACTTAGGAAGGTTTTACGAATTAATAGAAGCACATATTTCTGAACCTAGAGCTACTAAGCTTTTAGCTTTGTATCAAGGTCAAGAAGAATTGCTAGCATTAGCTCCAGCCTCTTCCAAAGCTTCTTTTCATAATTCTTTTCCAGGCGGCTATGTAGACCACGTTATTAGAGTAACAGAAGCTGCTTTAGTAGTACGTAATGCTTGGGAGTCGATGGGAGCTACTATCAACTTTACAGAAGAGGAGTTAGTATTCTCAGCACTTAATCACGACTTAGGTAAATTAGGACTTGGAGGTAAGCCTCGCTACATTCCTAATGACTCAGAGTGGCACATTAAAAATCAAGGAGCTAATTATAAACCAAACACAGAGCTTCCTTTCTTACCCGTACAAGATAACTCTCTTTTCATTTTGCAGTCAGAGGGTATTTCAGTTACAGTTAATGAGTACATCGCAATAAGGATTCACGATGGACTTTATGATGAATCAAATAAGCCATATTTAATTTCTGGCCAAAACGAATCCAAGTTACGTACTTCTCTTCCACTTATTTTACACCAAGCCGACTTAATGGCATCTCGCATAGAGTGGGAAAAAGAGTGGTTAGAAAAAGTAGGTGCACCTGCTAAGAAAGAGGTAAGACCTGCTAGTCCTACACAATTTAAACAGCAAGCTGAAACTAAAAAGCTACAAAAGGTAGCTGGTTCAAATCCTGGCTTGCTTAATGCATTAAAAGGAATATAATATGATATTTGGATTATTTATGCTATTCGTTTGGGTAGCAACTATTGTTGGTTGGATTATTTATAACCTATACCAAAAGAATATTAAGTTAGAAAACACTGTAATTAATCAAGGAATCTTTATTGCAGGAGTTCAAAATCTAATCGTACAGTCTGATAAAGCTTTGAAAGATCTTGATGATAAGATTTGGATGGAAAGTGATAAAGAATTGCAAACAGTATTTGAGAGTCTAAAGACTATACAAACTGCCCTTAACACCTTTAAAAAATAACATAATTGGAAGATTTATTTAAAGTAGAGGAGATAAGTGTAGGCTTGACGAAAGACGGCAAAGTTCGTAAACGCAGACCTAAAAAATCCATAGACTACTTTACCTTAGATACTCAAGCAGCCATCTTAGAATATAGATTAGAAGCTAGTTCAACTAAAAGAAATAAGATATTTAATGAAAGAATATACTATGCGTTTTATAAGTTGGCTGAGAATATCATTCATACTTTTAAGTTTTACTATACAGAAGTAGATAATATAAATGAACTTAAGCATGAAGTGATTGCTTTCTTATTAGAGAAGTTACATTTGTATGATGATTCTAAAGGAAAAGCTTACTCTTATTTTGGAACTATTGCTAAACGTTATTTAATTGTTTACAATAATAATAACTACAAAAGATTAAAAGGTAAAGCTGCTGTAGAAGAAGTAGATGAGGATAAAACTTTATTAAACAATTTAGTTCTTAACCAAGAAGATAACTTAGAAGATGTTACATTTATAGACCTATACATCCAATATGTAGACGATAATTTACTGGAAATATTTCCAAAAGATCAAGACGCTAGAGTTGGAGATGCTATTTTAGAGTTATTCAAACGTAGAGAGAATATTGACATATTTAATAAAAAAGCTTTATTCATTTATATAAAAGAGATTACCGACGCTCCTACCCCAATCATTACTAAAGTAATAAAAGTCCTAAAAGGTATATATAAAGAAATGCTCAATAAATATCTCGAAGAGGGTAGCGAAATCAACATTTTCACTCGTTAGCTATTTATTTAAAATAGTATTATGGACTTTGAATTTGAATTATTTAAAGGTAAGAAGTATTCTGATCTGCTTCAGGATATTGTAAAAAACCACAAAAGCAAGCAAACTCAAATCAAAACCTTAATCAGTCAGTTAACTGATATGGTTAGTGAGCCTGGGGAAGCTGTGATGATTGTGCCTTTGATTAAAGATTACTTAGAAGTTGATGTTAAGAATGATGATGCTTTAGTTAAGATAGCTCAAATTACTTCTAAAGCTGCTATGCCAAGTGGTGGAGATGGAGCTGGATTTAATGAGAAAGATCTTGAATTACTATTCAGCGATATTCAAAAGACCACAACTCCTTTACCAGAATCTGAGGTAAAAGAATTACCAAGCATCACTAACGTAGAAGAATAATGGCATACGGACAAAACAACTTCGTCAGTAGTATATCTGGACAGCAGGCTTCTAGCCAAGCTGGAGCAGCAGGCTATCTTTTAGGTAGAGTTGCTCACGTTGTGTATGGTCCTTTCTATCCTGGTACTGATGTACCTGATCCAAATTACAACGATCCTACTGATTTAGGTAAGATCTTTTTTCAAATTATTAATAGTACTCAAAGCGATTCTTCTAATAGCATAGGTAATCAACCTGCTAAACCATTCTATTCTTGGATGAAGCAATATCCTGTACAAGGAGAATTTGTTTATGTTGTAGCTGGACCTGGTTTAGAGTTAAATGTAAGTACTGAACAAAAAGACTATTATTACCTACCTCCTTTTAGTTTGTGGGGAGCAACTAATCATAATGCACTTCCTAACTTGAGAGATTATGGTGAATATGTTAATGCTGTACAAAAAGATTATCAACAAAATCAAACTACAAATCAACCTTCTAACTTAACTACAAGTTCAATACAATACCCTTTAGGAGACAACTTCTATGAGAAAGCAAATGTAAAGAGTCTTGAGATGTTTGTTGGAGATGTTGCATTTGAAGGTAGGTATGGTGCTTCAATAAGATTTGCATCATCTTTGGTAACGAATAAGAATAAAAACTATTGGTGGGATGGTCCAAATGGTAATCCTATTACTATTATAAGAAATGGTCAAGGTAAGCAAATAGATCAAGAGGGTTGGATTCCAACCGTAGAAAATATTAATACTGATCCTTCTTCCATTTATTTAACTAATGGTCAAGTTATTAATATAGATGACCTAAAGAACTTCTCATTAGCAAGCTTTGGTGTAGATACTGGTAATACAAATACTACTGCTATACCACTGAACCAGCAATTAACGAGTGTAGATTCGTTATCTCCTGATGCACAAGATCAACGTATCAATAACCAAAATCCTAACGTCATTAAGTAATGAACAAACCAGCTTTTCCATATAAAGGTAATCAGGTAATAATTTCTTCAGGAAGAGTTACACACCACTCCTACGATGACTTTATTATGTTATTTGGAAAGAAAGGAGTTGCTATATCAACACCAGCTAGTTTTAACGTTGATGCAACAGATAGAGTCTTAATTGCTTCACCTAGAATTGAATTAGGATTTAGAGCTTCATTAGAAGGTGAACCAGTTTTACTTGGTAATAGAACAGCCTTTCAATTAGGGCAGCTGATTGATACTTTAGAAACTTTAGCAGATGGATTAAGCGGATTGAGTGAATCAAACTTAGCTGCTTCTATTCCTTTGATTGTTGCAGCAGCATCTGCTTTGAGAGATATTGCTCCGGTAATTAAAACGCAATTACAAACAAACTGTTTATCTGACGTAACCTACACTAGATAATGCCATTACCAGAACCAATATACAGTCCAAAGCCCAACACAGGTAGTAATACTGGTGCATTAGGAGCTAAGCTAAATGACCCTGCTTTTCAGCAAAAAGCTTTGGATAAGGTTAAAGCAACTCAACCAAAACCGAAGGATCCTATTGAAACTATAATTGTATTACTTGCTAAAACTACAGCTTTCATACAATCTAATACGTATAAAATTTTATGGGGATCTTTAACCAATCCTCCTCCTAGAGCTATTGTGAAGAATGCTAATACAGGTTTTTTTGAGTCTGTAAAAGGAACTACTAAACAATCTTTAAATAAAATAACCGACTTCTTTCAATCTGGAGTTTTTAATATTCTCGACACTATTAACGGATTAGACATTTGTGGTATACTAAATTACCTAACCAATCCTACAAACAATAGACCTAAACCAAGACCCCCTAAGCCTTGGACTAACGATCAAATAGCACTTTTTTATGTTCAAGATAGAGCAGCAGAAGTTCAGAGTTTAATCGATAAGTACCTAGCTCTACCTACAACTTTAGTTAGAAGTTATGCTGGAATAGAGCCGAAAGCGGAAACACAGCAACAAGCTGTATCAGGTTCAGGAGCACCTCAAGGAAAAAGCAATATATCAGGTACGGATGTTCAAAAGTTTAATGTATATAATTTACTACAAGAGATTAAAGCTGCGTTTACAGTAGGAGATCAAAACGCTGTTATCACAGCTCAAGATGCTACTTTAATATCTCAAGTTCCTGGACTTGGTGGTAGTTTAAACTTCATAGACGATTTTATAGGATACGTTAATCAATATTCAGATTATAGAAATATTAACAACGAAGACTTACAAACTATTCTTAAAAAAATAAACCAAGTACGATCTGTTTGTGTTACGATACAACTATTAGATTTTAAAAACTTAACTTTTGCAGCATTGGAGTTTTTAGGTGTAGATATAAGGGCTCAAATTCAAAAGCTATCGAAAGTTTTAGACCCTACCAAACTTCTACCTACGATTAAACAAATATCGAATCAAGTAAATGCTTTTGTTAAGATTGCTCAAAAAATATACAACATTATTTCGCAAGTACAGTTTATTATTAAAATCTTAATTGTACTTTTGAAAGTATTAAAATTCTTAGTGAAGTTCTTCTTAGGAAATGTACTTCCTACATTATTCTTAACAATGGGTATTGTTGCTATTTTAGAAAAAGCGAGAGATGCTGCAGAACTTGCGATAGCAAAAGCAATAAAAAGACTTGAGCAAATTAATAGCTTAATGTCTGCTTTACTAGCTCTTGTACGCTACATACTTGCTAATGCAATAGAGCTTTTAGTTAAATTGGAAATTTTAATAGCTAAGCTTGAAAGTTGTGAAGCTATGAAGGATTCTCCTGTCTTAGATGATCTAAAAGCGAGTTACCAAAACTTAAAAGATATTAAAGAGCAATTGGAAGCTTATGTTGCTAACTATGAAGGAAAGACAAGTCCTAATAATGCACAGTTTGGAGGCTATAGTATTAGAGTAGTTGATGAAGAATTAACTGATCCTACTATACAAAACAAGCGTAGAAGAGGTATTGCTCTTGATGCAAATGGCGTTTTAGTAGCTCAATCTGATTTAACTTTTGCAACTAACACTTCTATTATTATACAAGAAACTAAATTAAAGCTTGCAAGTTTAGGTTTAGTAGCACCTCAATTCAGCACCTTTGCTGATCCTGATTTAGCAATAGTATTTGAAGCTGCACAATATTTAGAAAATGATGATGTCTTATCTGAAGACTTTAACTTTGATAACTTAGTAGACAACAACATAGATCCACCAGATGGTTCAGATGAAAGTAAAGGAATAGGCTTAAATGCATTTATTAACAACTTATCAGGTGGTAGACGTTTAAGAAAGAGAGTTAGAACGGCAATGGATAACTCAGCTAGTAAATTTAAACAACAAGCAGCTCAGGATAAAGTAGATGGAGACAGACTCTTTAACACAGGTAATGTGGCTAGTGTGGTTGGAACTGGTAATGAAACAGGAGCTGCTGGCACTTTAACTGCTGAACAGAGAAAAAATTACATTAAGTTATACAATTCAAAGAATCCAATATCTAAATCAATAGCTTTAAAAAAGCTTCAAGAAGACGAAAAAGCGGGTGGACCAGGCCGCCAAGCTGACCCTCAAACTGGTCTAGCAAAAACGTAATAAACAAATATTTATAATCATATGGGACAAACAGATTTACTTAGAAAACTTATACGTGAAGAAGTCCGCGCAGTCTTCCAAGAAGAACTTGCAGGTATTCTGAAAGAGGCTATAATTGCCAACAGACAACCCATTGTCGAAACAAAAACTCCACCAAAACCAGTTATTCCAGGAACCCTTAATACTCAACCAGTTAGAAAAGTAGCTGCACCAGTATTAGGTCCTAATAACCCTCTAAACAGCTTACTTGCTGAAACAGCAAACGCTATGTCAGGAGACGATATGGAGAGCTTTAGCTTTGATTCAAGCATGGCTCAAGGGTTTGGTGGTATGGTGAGAGACAATGCACCAGTAGTAGATAGTGTAGGTGAGATGTTTGCAAACTCAAGACCTAGCTCAAACTTAGATGCTATTCAAATCAATGCTGTTCCAGATTTCACAGCGTTAATGGCTAAAATGCAACAAAACGGAGAAATTTAATGGCATACAACATTAGAAATATAAATGTGCTGGATTTAAGAAAATCAACAGGGATTGGAGTTTCGCTTCCATTCAATAACCCTGCTGTCTTCCAAACCGTTTATACTACTAAGGACCAAATAAAATACAACTTGATTAATTTCTTGTTAACTGATCCAAGAGAGAGAATCTTCAATCCTATCTTCGGAGCTGGCATTAGAAGCAAATTATTTGAGCAAATTACAGATAGTACTGCTGACGATTTAGATCTTTTAATTAGATCTGGTGTAGAAAGATACTTTCCTAACGTTGTTATAACACAGTTAATTTTTGGAGGTAATCCAAACGATAACATTTTAACAGTAAACTTATCTTACACAATAAAGAACACAAGAGAATCTGACAATATAACATTAAGTATAGATGGCTAACAAAGACATAAGATATCTAAATAAAGACTTTGCAACCTTTAAAGAAGCGTTGATTGAGTATGCGAAAGCGTACTATCCGACTTCCTATAACGACTTTTCTACATCGTCTCCTGGTACTATGTTCATTGACATGGCTGCCTATGTTGGTGATGTATTGTCGTTTTATTTAGATAATCAAACTCAAGAAACTTTCTTAGAGTACGCAAAGCAACCTTCCAATTTATATAACCTAGCCTACATGTTAGGCTACAGACCAAAGGTTACTTCTGCAGCTATTGTAAACTTAGATGTTTACCAACAATTACCTGCTTCTGGAGCAGCTTACTTACCTGACTTTAATTATGCTTTGACTGTTGAAGAAGGAATGCAAGTTAGATCAAATGTAGATACTACAATGTTTTTCTACGTTCCTAACAAAGTAAACTTTAACCTATCTTCTTCTATCAATCCAACTGATATTTCAGTTTATACGACAGTAGGTGGTAATCCAAGCACATACTTGTTAAAGAAAACAACTCAAGCAATATCAGGTCAAGTTAAGACAACGAGATTAACTTTTGGAGCAGCTGAAAGATTTCCAATTAGAACTATCCAAGATACAGATATCATTGAAATTATAAGTGTTACTGATGGTAATGGTAATAAATGGTATGAAGTACCTTACTTAGCTCAAAACTATATTTTAAAGCCTGTACAGAATACAGCTCTAGCTTATCCTAGCTTATATCAACAAGCAAATGAAGTTCCTTATATCTTAGAAAAGGAACTTGTACCAAGAAGATTTGTTTCTAGGTTTAAAGAAGATTCTACTCTTGAATTAGAGTTTGGAGCTGGTGTATCTGCAGTATCTGCTTCAGGTTACCTTCCTAACCCTAGTAATGTAGGTATTGGAACTGTGAATGGTATTAGTCTATTGAATACTGCTTTTGATCCAACCAACTTTGTAACAAATGATAGTTATGGCTTAGCACCTCAAAATGAAACTCTAACAGTAACTTATTTAGTTGGTGGTGGTGCAGCATCAAATGTTCAAGTTAATCAATTAACAAACATTGTAACTAGCACTTCTACTTTTGATAATAGTCCTTCCAACACTAGCTTACAAACAGCAGCATTAGCTTCATTAGCAGTTAATAATGCAGTAAGAGCAGTAGGTGGAGGTGATGGCGATACTCCTGATCAATTAAAATTAAATACACTTAACCAATTCCCATCTCAACTAAGAGCTGTAACACAGCAGGATTATTTAGGAATTGTGCTAGGTATGCCTGCTAAGTTTGGTCAAGTAGCCAAAGCTTATGTAACTAAAGACGAAGCAACTTTTGCTCAATACTTGGTAAACGAGCCTGCTGAGAGAGATCCTCTAGCAACTTCTATTTACTTACTTGGATATAACACTTCAGGACAATTTGAAGTACCAGGAGCTGCTTTATATAGAAACATTCAAACATACTTAAGAGAGTATAGAATGTTAACTGACACTATTAGATTAAAGCCTGCCTACATTATAAACATTAAGGTAGCTTTTGATATTATAATTCTTCCAAACTACTCTGCAAGAGAGACTATTGGATTATGTTTAGATTTACTTAAGACTTTCTTTAATAGAGAAAATTGGCAAATCAACCAACCAATTATATTATCAACAATCTACACTTTATTAGATCAAGTAGCAGGTGTACAAACAGTAAACAAAGTGGCAATTGTAAATTTATCTGGTACATCTACAGGTTACTCAGAATACAGTTATGACATAGCAGGAGCAACTCTGAATGGTGTTATTTATCCTTCTTTAGATCCAAGTATCTTCGAAGTTAAGTACCCAGACACAGACATTCAAGGACGCGTAGTAACAATGTAATAAAATGGCAGTATACCAAATATTCGCATCAGCAGATGCAACAATTTACTCAAGATATCCAACCAAGAATACTGGTAAGGATGAAGTATTAGAAGTTTCTGTTAAGAATTCTCAAGCTGGCTTAGCGTTCTATAATAGAGAGCAACTTATTACTCAAAACCCTTACTACACGTATGATTTAGCTGCTAATGCACAATATAACACTTCTGGAGAATTATTTCCTCAAACAGATATTAGAAGAGCAGTACTACAGTTTTCTCCTACGGATATAGCAAAGCTACAAACTTTTGCATCTCAATCTAGAAGTAGCTCTTATCAAGCAAGCCTTAATTTAAGTTTAGCTTTTGCTCAAAACTTAAGTACAACATATTCACTTGACGTATTTCCTGTTTCTCAATCATGGACGATGGGAACTGGTAGATTTGCTCAAGTACCTCAATCCTCTAATGGAGTATCTTGGATTTACACAGGTAATTCTGGTAGCTCTGATGCATGGGTTGAAAATACACTTTATTGGAATAATGATAACTTACCTTTCTGGCAAAGTGCTAGTTTCTTATGGACTGAAGTACCAAGTGGATCTTCACCTTACTATGTAACTGGTGGTGGTTCTTGGTATGATAACATCTACGCTATCCAGAACTTTGACTACATGTCTAATAAGGATTTAAATGTAGATATTACAGACATATTCGATTCCTGGTATACTGGATCAGTTCCTAACTATGGCTTAATAGTTAAGCATCCACAAGCTGTTGAAGAGAATCCTGATGCCTTTATCGATCTCAAGTTCTTCTCAGTAGACACACATACAATTTACCCTCCAGCTATACAGTTTAAGTGGGATGATGCTTATTATTTTCCACAAGGATCTAATTACGTATTGAATGATCAGTTTACTATCGTACTTGCTAATAACCCTGGTCAGTTCCAACAAAACAACGTTTATAAGTTTAGAACTGCAGTAAGATACACATATCCTCCAAGATCCTTCTCAACTCAATCTGTATACTTAAACCAATTATACCTTTCAGAGAATACTAGCTGGGCTCTACAAGATGTTAAGACTGGTGCAATGGTAATTGACTTTGATGACACATATACTAGATTAAGTGCTGACAGTGTTGGAAACTACTTCTACATGTATATGAATGGGTTGGAAATTAATAGATTTTATCGTATATTCATAAAGACTAAAGTTTATTCTACTACTTTTGGTCCGCTTTCAGTTTACGATAATGAACAATCAATCTATAACGCATTGTCTCTTTACTCAACAGCCGATCTAGCTTTGCTTCCGGCAGAAGAGGTTATAGTAACAGGACAAAATTTAGTATTTAAAGTTATACCTTAATGGAACAAAAAGTTGATTTGGTAAAAGAAGTATATGGACGTACTACATACCCAAGGGTTGTAGATGTTTCTTTTAGTGAATTATATAATCCAATTACTCCTGTCACTGTTACACAACAAGTCACAGTGGAAGAGTTTTTTGATTTATACAACCAATTATTCTTTGAGATTCCTGCAACAGGTGAAGTAAACTCACATGAATACTTAGTAGCAAGAAGTACAGAGTATTTAGGTGGTGTGGTATTAACTGATACAGAAAAGGCTTACATAGAGGAGATTAACTCTTTAAGACAACAATTACTTGAGGCAAATGCCAACTACGCAAATATAACTAAGATAGTATAATGGAGATAGTAGATGTAACATATTTAGGAACCACACCTCAATATCAAGAGTATGATACTGCTGACCTTACGTTGGTCAACAAAGCCTTGATTACTCCAGCCTTTGGTGGTCCAACTGACTACATTGAACTTTTTATAAAAGATCAAGCAGGAACTGTTATAGGCAGTAACTACAATCTTAGTAAATATAATATTGGAGATAATCTTAATCCTAAGAATGGCAACACAAGCACTCTCTATTTAGATCCAGAAACCGATGCAAAGGATCAAGGCTTTAATAGAGGTAGTGTAAATGTAAAATATAATTTTTTTAGAAAGTTTATTGCCTCTGGTCCAGACCCTAGCCAAAACTTCTGGATTAAAGAAATATCTACTTCTAGAACTGAAATTAAGTGTGCTCGCCAAGACTTATCTAACTTAGAATTATCTACCGCATTTAACGAATTTAACGGTCAATTAGGCACTGACGCTTACTATCCTGACTTCCTACTTGACTTTGGAAGAGACGTTCAAATAATCGGTGTAAACGCTGTTTATGTTGATGAAGATGGTCAAGGCTATATTATATTTAAATTATACGAACCATTACCTGATCAGTTTGATATTAAGTCTACTTTTTGGGTAGTGTATCAAGTTGCTGAGCCAGCTGAGTTTAACGTTACAATTAACGTAACTCCTGAGCTTTTACCAACTTCAATACCTTTAAGAGGTCCTAACTATAAGGTAAACATTACCGATAAGATTGGTAAAACAACACCTTATTACAATTATAACTCATTACTTTTAACTTCTGTTACCTCTTCTTACCAACAGATTAAATCTTTGATGGATGAGAAAGGTATTCAGATTAATGTAGACTATAGCAACTTTGCTAACTTTATACACTTCTCTTCTGCAACAGAAAGATTATACAACTTTGTATACAAGCTTCAAACAATTGAATCTGCATCTGCAACTTTAGCTTCAACAAGCTATAGTGCTTCAAGAGTAACTTTACAAAGTGAAATAGATGCTACTATTGAAAAGTTTGATGGTTGGGAATATTATCTATACTTTACGTCTGCTTCTACAGCATGGCCTAAGTCCTCAACAACTCAACCATACCCTCTTTATTCAGTTACATCATCTCAAGCTAAGAACTGGTTAGGTAGTACTAATATAGTTCCTACTGCTACTACGATGAGTATGTACTTCTCCTCATCCTACTACGATGATCAGAATAAGGATTGGTTAGTATACTCAACTCCTGCTTATATCCAAGACGATGCAGCTAATGCACCATATCTAGTTTTTTTAGATATGATTGGACAGCATTTCGATAATATTTGGATTTACATAAAAGATTTGAGTAATAGATATTCTGCAGAAAACAATCCTTTTGTTGGTGTATCTATGGATCAAGTGGGTGATGCATTAAAGAGCTTTGGTATTAACTTATATACTAATACAAACGTATCAGACAACATTTATTATTCTCTATTTGGTATTAACCAAACTGGATCAGCATACCCTGTAACATCTAGTTTATATTCACGAGTTAACATTGCAAGTAGTAGTTTATATCCTTTAGCAGGACAACCTTATTTATCTTCTTCTTTATCATTACCTCCATTTGGTCAAGAGAAAATTAATAGATATGTAACTACTTTTGTTACAGCTTCTGCTGGTGTTACTTCTAGCTTTGCAACCTTACCTGCAGAGCAACTTAAAAATGAAATCTACAAACGTCTTTACCATAACTTAGCTTACTTGCTTAAGACAAAAGGTACTGAAAGAGGTGTAAAAGCTTTAATTTGTACTTATGGTATTCCTGATGATATTTTAACTGTAAACGAGTATGGTGGCTATAATATTTACGAGATAGCTGGTATCCAAGAGTTAAATAACAACAATATTACAACAGGTAGTGTGTTGAATATCTCTAGTAGTTTGTTATCTCCTTACACAACCATACAGTACTACCAAAACAACTTTGATAAAACATCACCAGACATTGAAGTAGGCTTCTCTCCTACCGATAGATTAAACGCAGCAATTACTTCCTCTGGTATAGTTACTGCTTCAAATCAACCTGGATACTTCAATATCATGCAGTATATTGGAGCTCCTAACTTACAATATTCAAGTTCTTATATTCCATTAGTAAAGTTAGAAAATACTTTCTTTGATGCTACAATGACTGGAAATGGTCAAACAGGCTTACAAAGATATAATGTTTGGGATTTCATTAGAACTATAAAATACTACAACAATTCTTTATTCAAGATGATGAAGGATTGGGTACCAGCAAGAGCTAATTTAAGCAGTGGTATCATTATAAGATCACACATCTTAGAAAGAAACAAGTATGCTCGACACGAGCCTTATGTCATTATTAGTGGCAGTCTTGCCATGATTAATATGGTATCTATTACTGGTTCAGATGCACAAGGAGTCTTATACAATACTTCTTACACAGCTTCTGTTCCTGTTCAATATCAAAGCAATTCTGTTTACCTAGGTAATAAATCTGGAGATGTTTTAATTGCTTCTAATACTGGTATTGAAAACTTCACTGGTGAATACAGTGGATCTATTATTAAAGTTCCTAACGACTTCCCTCAAGTTGATGTTTCTAGCTACGAGTATCCTTGGACATCTTCAGTAGCACCTTCCCAACATGCTGGTGCAAACATTATGTTTACCACCTACTCAGTTGGATACTTAATCAACAATGTTTCAGGTTCAGTAATCTCTCAAAGATTTTTGGACTTAGATTATAGCTCTAATCAAGTAGTTCCTGTGAATTACGGTTTGATAACTCAGTCATTAAGTCAATCTACTGTAATAGGACCTGTCTCTCAAAGTCAGCAACCATACTCAATGTATGCTCAACTACAAGACTACAACTACTATTTACGTAGAAGCATTCAACCAAGATATAGTGGGTCTTATCTTTCTGGATTATACTACAATGTATTTACAACTCGAAGTGTAAGTTACTCTGGTGACATTTCTTATGGTAATGATCCTGTTATTAATTACTACTCTGGAAAGCTTGGATTATTTACTCAAGTAGCTACAAGCTCATTTATTCCTGGTGCCGTAAATGCTTCATTGGCATATTTTGCAGACGTATCAGGAGGTTTATTTGAATTGAACCAAAACAATAAGAGCTGGCAAGATTTACAAAACATATTTGTAGCTGGTGAAACTTTAACAGTTAAGCAGTTTGACAATAAGCAATATTCGAACCAAGTTCCTACAGATGGTGTTAAAACCATTTATAATAGCGGTTATAACTACACTCCACAGCTTTATTTTGCAACTGCAAGTGATACTCAAATTTATTTTGCATATGCAGGAAACGCATCTTTAGGAGATGTACAATCAAACAATAGTGGATTTGCAAACCAATATATTGCAGGTATACCAACCCCTTCATACTCTTCAAGTATAAATGGATACATCTATCAGATATTCAATAATGAAATAACAGATACCAATAACTACTATGCAACCGGAAGTTATTTAAACTTCCCATCCTTCTCTGCTCCATATGCTGGTGTAAGAAGCTTTGCTGTAGACTTAAGTATTCCTGTTGCATTTTCAGCTTCTGGTCAAGAAGTAACTTATAGCTTTAGTGTTAAAAAGAATGGAGTACCTTTAGGTAGCGGAACATCTGTAAGCTCATTTAAATCATCGCAAACAAGTGGTGGTAGTTACAATGGTAACGTAGTTTATGATAATGCTTTAGGACCAATCGTAAGTGGAACTCCAGTAGGAAGTGTAGTATATTACGGACCATTTAACGTATATGGTCCATCAGGTCTTCCAATAGGTACTACAGCATCTGGATCCTGGATAAGTGCATCTTTTTATCCTCTTTACACTTACTATGATTACGGAACCAGTCAAATCCAATATGGTCCTTCTTCTCAATTTGCAACAAGCTATTACGATACTTCAGGTTTATTAAGCACTTACATAGTAACGTTTTTTAACGGAAGCTATAGTACACCACTTTCAAATATTAGTAGTTATTCAACATCAACTCCGATTAGTAATTTAACTGCAACTTTAACTTTAAGCTTGACTACTGTACCAACAAGCTTCGCTGCTAACGATTCAGTAACGTTTGTATTACAGCAAAGCGTAACTGCTTCTGGAGGAAATTATACAGCATCAGTTTCAGTTGGATCTTTGACAGTATCAGAAAACAGTACACAAGGCAACTATCCATATGCTACAAGTAATGTAACTCCATTTATTCAATCACTTTCCAACCTAACTACAGAAACGGATACAGGATTAATTGTACTTAACCAAAGTTTGACTAGCTATTATGGTTACAATTTCGTACCTTATTTTGTATCGGGTGGTGTTGCGTATAGTAGTAGTTTGTACACAGCTTATGGAGACATTAACACATCTTTCTTACCTCAAGCATATGACAAAATCATAATGCGTGACAGAAGTGGAATAGTTCAAGATTTGAATGTAAAGAGTGCTGAAGTTGTAGGCGGAAATTTACAAATAAAAGTAGTTCCGAGTATACTTCCAAACTGGGTAGCAACACCTGGTTATGTATCAACATTCTTATTGTTAAGAGCGTATGAAGACGAGCAAAATGTGATTATGACTTTCAATAAACCTGCAGGACAAACGTCTTATGGCTTCTTGATTCCCAACACAGTTAGCCCTGAAATAACTAACAATATTAATACGTTACAAGCCGCAGTTCAATCTCAATTATTATCTAACCCAACTAACCCTGGCATTACAGCTATAAATGGAGGAAGTTTTAGCTAATCACAATATTTATAAGGAGAAAAACAATTAAAACATGGGATATTTAAGTAACACATCCGTTGTTGTAGACGCGATTCTAACCGATACAGGTAGACAGCTTTTGGCTCAAAACGACGGTTCTTTTAGAATTACGCAGTTTTCACTTTCAGATGACGAAGTGGATTATACTTTATACAATCCAAACCAACCATCTGGATCTGCATTTTACGGTGAGGCTATTGAAAATATGCCTATCATCCAAGCTTTTCCTAATTCTAACGAAATTATGAAGTACAAGTTGATTACTCTTCCAAGAGGAACAGCTAAGTTACCAGTAGTAGATGTAGGCTACAGCAACATTACTATCAAGCAAGGTGCTTCATTATCTATAACTCCACAGACTCTCAACTATTTAGGAGCTACTTCTACGTTTGAGCAATCTGGATATGTGGCTACAATTGGAGATGTTAGAACAATGTCAGCGTTTAATGGTGTTGGTATCAATACTCCTGACGCTACAGCATTGAATGCAACCGGCACAATTACAGTTGGAACTAACGTTTCTAAGACAGTAATCGGTACTTCAATCAACTTAACAGCTACCACTGTTAACACACTATTTGGCTCAAACACAACTTTATATACTACATTAGTAATTATAGGTCGTGATTCTGGTGCTAGAATTCAAATCCCAGTTCAAGTAATAAAAGTAAACCAATCATAATATGTCATTTACTAGATTAAGTCCTTCAGATTTTGTCATTAGTACGGATTCAGTAACGGCTCCAGCTTGGAGTTCCAATGTCCCTACGTTGACTAGTTTTTATACATCAACTCCAGCGCAGTCAACTAGTATTACACAAAATGCTTTTTACTTGAATGTATATCAAGCACCTGTAGGTTCAACTAGCGCATCTATCCAATTCGCTATTGCTTATGGTCACCAAAAAGGATCTGGTTCATTGCCATATAATGCCTTGGTACCAGGAGTAACTCCTTCTTTAACAACTTACAATCAGTACAACACTTTAATATACGGACCTGCTGTATCATCTTCAACTCAAGGATTTAACTTTGGTGGAGCTGCTACAAATGCCATAGATATTCTTGCAATTAACATTGATAGAAACAGATATAAGGAAAGCTTATTTCCAGGAACATTTAACTTAACTATTTCTGGTTCTGGTACTTCTAAAATTACAATCTGCGATAATAGTAACGACGTTTCTGTTGTTAACTACTTAGATTGTGGTAGAGTATTTGACCTAGTATCAGGTTCAAATGGTAAAGCAACTACAACTACAAACGTAGGTCAAACTGGTAATGGATATACAGTATCAGGTTCTTATGGAATGTATTTACCAGATATCGGAGTAATCTTATTGAACGCAAGTGCTTTAGCATTGAGTGCAGTATCGGGTGGTGTTAGTTTGTCCTTAGATAGATTAAACTACAGTATAAATCCTGTAACAGCATCCTTATATACTTCATCAATAAACAATAATAATTTATTTGCAGCTATTTCTGGAGCAGGAAACTTCCAGTTAAACTCACAAGAAAATGTATCTTCGAATTACATCTTCTGTAGAGTAGCAAGCCAAGAATATAACTACTCTTCTAACCCAACATTCGTTTCTGGATCAGGTCAGTTATTATATTCTACAATGGTTTACAATCCACAAACTTACATAACAACAGTAGGTTTGTATAACGACAACAGTCAGTTATTAGCTGTAGCTAAGATGTCCAGACCTTTGGTGAAGGACTTTACTAAGGAAGCGCTTGTAAGAGTTAAATTAGATTGGTAATAAAGTAAGAAATGAGTAGATCATCAAATAGCCTAAAAGCAACAGATGTAACAGCTACTCCCATTAAACTTAAATACTCTGCTTCTTATAGTGATACTACTATATGCGATTCAGGCATTTATGCACAAACTGGGATCAATGGCCCTGTTACGATAACTGGATCAATACCAGAGGCAACTCTGCGCTATTGGTCTATTAGGCATTTATATTACTCAAATTTCCTCACAGGATCTTATCAAGTGTCTGGCTCGTCTGCAGACAATTTCCTCCAATCTACTGCAGCATCCGGAACTTTTGAAGGCAATACTGTAGCATCAGCATCAGCTGATATTCGTTCCTTTCCCACCGCTTCTGCTTCTAAGATTAAAATTATTAATATTCCAAGAAGTGCTTTTGGAGAACAAGTATCTAAAAAGAGTTTCTTCTTGGCATCGGATGATGGTACTAGCTATCAATTAGTAGATGATGGTAATGGTAATATTATAGACACCCTTAATAGTAATTTACATGTTGGTAATATTATCTATGCACAAGGATTTATTATAATTACAAATCCAAACTACTATTGTGCTATGGATGGTGGTCCAACCACTTTCCCTAAGTCGTATGTATTTGACATTACAACTAGTCCAAAAACATTTACTCCGATAGCAGGAGCTATTCCTGATTGTGCTCCTATAGTTTCTTCTAGTTTAGCTTTACAGGAATATCCTTATTACTTATTTCCAAGCAATAGTATTAGTAATGCTGGAGCTGTAACTTTGAGTGAATCTGATCCATTAACAAATAAAATTGGAACTTATAAAAGCCTCTATACTTTAAAGTCAACTTACTGTGCTACTTCGGATGAACAAGTTATTAATGTACAAATAGTAGATTGTACCATAAAAGGACTAACTGTAACAGAGATTGCTCCTTCACCAAGTCCAACACCTACTCCAACACAAACTCCAACACCAACTGTAACTTCAACACCAAGTGCTACTGTCACGCCTACGGTAAGTATAACACCAAGTACTACTGCTACAATAGGTGCTAGTTCAACACCAAGTGCTTCAGTATCAAAAACTCCTTCTCTAACACCTACACCATCTATAAGTACAACAGCTAGCCCAAGTATTTCAGTAACACCTAGTATGTCTGTTTCGGCAGCTACTACGTTGATACAAGTTAATTGGGTAACAGGACCAAAAGGAGCAGGTGCAGGTGAATTAATAATACGAAATTTAGCTGGAACAATTATTTTAGATGAAATAACAACACCTTCACTCAAAAGTGGAACACTTTATATAGATCCTTCTTTGGTACCATTCTCTGTAACGGGTTCTTGGTCAGCAGGTTCTGGTAATATTATTAGATATAGAGTGTGTGACATTTACAATGGTGGAGAATTGTTCTATAGTGGAGATATAGATGAGGTTTTAGGAAGTGTGTCATATCTTGCATCTCCTACCTCATTCCAAACTCAAGTTTACCTAACATCAGGAGTATCAAGTACACCACCGGCTTGTCCAACATAGAAAGAATTTAACAATAAAATGAAATAAAATATTTATATTAGACTAAATGGCAAAAACGTTACTTATACAGTGTTCAAGTGTCGGATTAAGCACCGAAAACTACTTCAATTTGTTTTATACAATAGGAGGTAGTTCTACACTTATACCTGCTGTGGATAACTATGGAGCTTCGGTTTCACCTTTGTCAGCTGGTCAATTGATAGCTGGTGTTACTATTGTTACACCTGATAACGTAGACCAAATTGTTGTAAATTCACCTGTAGGACCTTGTAAAGACACTTACAATTATGCATTAGCGCCAGGAGTTTCTCCTTCATTGACTCCTTCTGCAACACAAACTCCAAGTGTTACTCCAACAGCAACTCCAACACCTACTGTAACCGTTACTACTAGCGTTACACCTACTATTAGTATTACTGCTTCAGTAACACCTACACCTTCTGTAACTCCAACAATTAGTACAACTGCAAGTCCTTCCATTTCACCTACTATTAGTACTACAGCAAGTATTTCTAGAACACCTAGTGTAACACCTACTATTAGTACAACTGCTAGTATATCAGCTACACCTAGTGTAACTCCAACTATTAGTATTACTGCTTCAGTAACACCTACTATTAGTACAACTGCAAGTCCTTCCATTTCACCTACTATTAGTACTACAGCAAGTATTTAGAACACCTAGTGTAACACCTACTATCAGTATTACTGCTTCAGTAACACCTACAGTTAGTACAACTGCTACCTTAAGTATAACACCAACAATATCAACTACAGCTAGTCCTACTATTAGTGCTAGTCCTAGTGTAACACCTTCAACAAGTGCTGTAGGTGTACAATTTGGTACGTTTACTACTGGAGCTTTTGGAGCAGCACCAACACCTTATTTAGATTCAACTACAGCTTGTCGCCAAAGCGATACCTTAACAGGTCAAGTATTATACCAAAAGCCTGCAGATGGATCTACACCAAACCCGACTGCACAATTATACACAGACGTCGCTTGTACAGCAGCTTGGAATCCAGCTATTGCAGGCAACAGATGGTTTAAAGTAGGAAGAAGTTCTACTTATTGGGCTATTGAAGTTAGCATAGGTGGCGTAATTCAAACTGTAACAGATTGTTCTACGATACCTTCTACTACACCAAGCCCATCCATTACAGCTTCTCCTTCAATAACACCTACTATTAGTACTACGGCAAGTATTTCTAGAACACCATCTGTAACACCTTCAAATAGTGCAGTAGGATTCCAGTTCGGAACCTATACCGCAGGAGCACCAGGATCAGCTCCTACTAATTTTGCTAGTAGCACATTAGCTTGTCAACAAAGCAATACTTTAACGGGTCAAAATCTTTACCAGCTTCCAGCTGACGGAGGTACTCCATTGGTAGGTGCTCAATTATATACAGATGTTTCTTGTACTACTGCATGGAATCCAAGCATTGGCAGTAATTCTTGGTTTAAGCTTGGAAGAAACTCTACTTATTGGGGAGTTGAAGTTAGCATAGGTGGTATAATCCAAACAGTTATAGATTGTTCTACTATTGTATCAACTACGCCAAGTGCTTCTATAACACCTACACCTTCTATTACACCTACGATATCTACAACAGCTAGTATAAGTAGAACACCATCTGTAACACCTTCAAATAGTGCAGTAGGATTCCAGTTTGGAACCTTTACTACCGGAGCACCAGGATCTGCTCCTACAGACTATGGTGATTCAACTACAGCATGTAGACAAAGTGATACGCTAACAGGCCAACAATTATATCAACTTCCAGCTGACGGAGGTATTCCATTAGTAGGAGCACAACTTTATATAAATAATTCTTGTACATCAACATGGGCTCCAGCAATTGGAGGTAGTAGGTGGTTTAAGTTAGGAAGAAGTTCTACTTACTGGGCTGTATTAGTAAGTATAGGAGGTGTTGTTCAAACTGTGACAGATTGTTCTACTATTCCTTCTAATACACCAAGTGCTACAGTAACACAAACTCCTAGCATTAGTACAACCGCTACAATAAGTCCTACTCCAACAATTAGTACAACTGCTACATTAAGTGTAACACCTACTATTAGCACAACAGCTAGTGTATCTAGAACTCCTAGCGTAACTCCTTCAACAAGTACTGTAGGAGTGCAATTTGGAACTTACACTGCAGGAGCACCTGGATCAGCTCCAACTGATTACGGTGATAGTACAACAGCATGTAGACAAAGTGATACATTAACAGGCCAACAATTATATCAAAAGCCAACTGATGGTACAATACCTACAGTCGCTGCACAATTATATACAAACGTTTCATGTACAACTGCATGGGCTCCAGCAATAGGATCTGCAAGATGGTTTAAGTTAGGAAGAAGTGGTACTTATTGGGCTGTTCAAGTAAACGTAAGTGGTATTATTGCAGCTGTAACAGATTGTTCTACTATTCCTTCTAATACACCAAGTGCTACTGTAACACCTACACCTTCTATTACACCAACAATTAGTACGACTGCTTCTATAAGTCCTACTCCGACAATTAGTACAACTGCTACATTAAGCGTAACACCTACTATTTCTACCACTGCAAGTGTGAGTAGAACACCATCAGTAACGCCTTCTAACAGTGCAGTAGGATTCCAATTTGGAACATTTACTGCAGGTGGTGCAGGATCTGCTCCTACAGCATACACAGATCCAACCAATGCTTGTCGCCAAAGTGATACATTAACAGGCCAACAATTATATCAAAAGCCAGCCGATGGAGGTACTCCATTAGCAACGGCTCAATTATATACAAACGCCTCATGTACAACTGCATGGGCTCCATCAATTCCTGGTAATAGGTGGTTTAAGTTAGGAAGAAGTAGCGTTTATTGGGCAGTTGAAGTTAACACAAGTGGTGTAGTTCAAACTGTAACCGCTTGTACAGCAATTCCATCTAACACTCCAAGTGCTACGATGACCCCAACACCAACAGTTACTACACCAGCTACAATATTCTCTAGATCTTCAAGCGATTATGCTAACGAGTATTTTGCTTGTCTTGGAACTGTAGGAGTAGATCTTATTTACCAAACACCCGGAGCTGGTGGAGGTAACAGTCCTGCAGTAAGTGCTCAAATGTACACTAATCCAGGATTAACAACTACTTGGACTCCTGGTGGTAGTGGATGGTATTTATTCTCTTATGATGGTACTTTATATGCAGTACTTCCAAACGCAAGTGGTGTACTTCAAACAGTTTATACATGCTCAACTCTTCCATCACAAACACCTACTCGTACTCCAACACCAACACCTACTAGAACACCAAGCGTTACTCCAACTCCAACAACACCAGCTGTACAGTTTGGTAGATCAACAACTACCTATGGAAGTACTAACTTAGCTTGTAGTGGAACTGTTACTGGAGTTGTTTATCAACCACCTGCATTTGGATCAGATCCAACAGTAGGTGCTCAATTGTACACAGATGCTAACTTAACAACAACATATACTCCGCCATCAACTTCAGGATGGTTCTTATTCCAATCTGGTGCTAGCACTAAATGGGCTGTATCAATAGGAGTAAGTGGTGTGATAACAGGAGTAATTAGCTGTTCTTCAGTACCTTCTTTAACACCAACACCTACTCAAACACCAAGCGTTACTCCAAGTAACTCTCAAGCAGCTTCTGCATTTGGAGCTTTGGGAGGATATGGTAACTCTACAGATGCTTGTAGAGGTGGTGCTCCGACCTTTACTATCTACACAGCACCTGGTACAAATATACCAATACCAACTACTGTATTCTATAATAGCTCGACTTTAGCTTCAGGTACTCAATTTAATGGTAATGGAAACTGGTTTAAATTATTAAAAGGCGCAAGCGCATACGCTGCACAAATTAATACAAGTGGTGTTGTTACGGATTATGTAGATTGTTCTACAATACCTTCTAATTCTCCTACTCCTTCACCTACTGCAACACCTGCAGCAGGATATGATTTTTATGATGCAATTGATTATGATTGTGCTACTTGTAGCAATCAAGGTACAGTAGTTGTAGCATTCCCAGCAGGATCTTCAGTAACTTTAAACAGATGGTATTTCTGGTCACTTGGAGGAACAGATTCATTTAAGATACTATCTTCAACAACTGACCCAGGCGGAGCTGTACCATTATTGTATAGCACAGATGGACCATTTACTAGTTGTGCTATATCTTGTTCAGTATAACAGTAAAAACCTTTTTAAAATGAATCAGTATAAAATAACCGCAAACTATAATATAGCAAATCCAGATGGCGGTACTGTAACAAAACAGATGCTTTTTTTAGTTCCTGCTAATTCTTTTGAAGAAGCTTGTATAGCTGTAGAAGCAGCTGCTACGCCGTATATTAACAAAGTAAACGGTATTTTTGTATCTGCAGAATAAATTTGGAATATTAAGATAAAATTTGTATAATATAGTTATGGCTAAAATTTTTGTTTCGATTGCATCTTACAGAGATCCAGAACTATTATCTACTTTAGAGAGCCTTTTATCAAACGCAGTTAATCCTGACGATTTAACTGTATGTATTGCTTGGCAACACGCTGAAGAAGATGAATGGGATAAGTTAGATCAATACTTAAATGATCCTCGTTTTAGAATTATCGACATCCCTTACCAAGAAGCTAAGGGAGTTTGTCATGCAAGAAGTTTAATTCAACAGTTTTATACAAACGAAGACTTCTATCTTCAATTAGATTCTCATCATAGATTTAGTAAGAACTGGGATATTATTTTAAAAGATTACATTAATTATTTAAGAGTAAAAGGCCACAAAAAGCCTATTTTATCAGCTTATTTACCTGGCTATTTTCCTAAAAATGATCCAGATGGAAGAAACATTGAAGTATGGGGTTTAAATATAGATAGATTCATGCCAGCTGGAGTTCCTTTCTTACGTCCCTACCACGTTGAGAAGTGGGAAGCTTTAAAAGAGCCTTTTCCAACACGCTTTTTATCAGGACATTTTATCTTTACTGTAGGTCAATTTGTTAAGGAAGTACCTTACGATCCTCATTTATACTTTCATGGAGAAGAAAGTTCATTAGCTGGAAGAGCTTATACTAATGGATATGACTTATTTGCTCCTCACAAACCGCTTATTTGGCATGAATATACAAGAGAAGGAAAGACAAAGCATTGGGATGATAGTCAAGATTGGGCAGATAGAGATAAAATTTCATATAATAGATTTAGAAAAATCTTTGATATGGATGATGTTCCTTGTAGCCCATGCCAAAGAAATGCTTTAGGATTATTTGGATTGGGATATGAAAGAACTTTAGAGGAATATGAAAGGTATGCTGGCTTAAAATTTAAGACTAGACAAATACACCAAGAGACTATAAACTACGCTTTACCACCAGTTAAAGGCGATTATGAGAGTGGTTTAGCAACTAAGCATAAAGTTTGTATTGACATCTATAAAGGAGCTTTATTAGAGACTGACTACGATAGCTTTGCAGTAGCATTATTAGATAAAGATGGTAACGATGCCTTTAGGTTAGATGCCAATGAACTTGAAATAAAAGGCTTTTTTGAAGTAGATCAAAACGATAAATTTATTCACATCTGGAGAGAATTTGAAAGCTCTGAAAGACCCCACTCATGGAGAGTTTGGCCTCACAGCAAGTCAAAAGGATGGTGTGAAAGAATAGAAAACCCCATAGGTTATGAGTAAAAAACCAACAATATTTGTACATCTACCAGCCTACAGAGATCCAGAATTAGTACCAACTATTAAGGATGCTTTAGCTATGGCAAAATATCCAAAGAGAATACACTTTGGTATTTGTAGACAGTTTAAAGAAGAGGATGGATTCGATAATTTGGATGAGTTTAGAGATGATAAACGCTTTCATATTATGGATGTTCCTTATTTAGAAGCACAAGGCTTACCTTGGGCAAGAGCCCAAATTAACGATGTGCTATTAACTAATCAAGATTATATTTTACAACTTGATTCACATCATAGATTTGCTCAAGATTGGGATGAAACTCTCTTAGAAATGCATGGTGGATTAGAAGCAAAAGGTTTTAAACCTATCCTAGCTGCTTATTTACCTTTGTATGATCCATTTAAAGAGCCTGAAGGAAGAACTCCTGAGCCTTGGCAACAACAATTTGCTTCATTCTATCCGCATGGAACTATCTTTATTAGACCAGGATTGCTTCATGGATGGTTAGATATGACTGAACCTCCAATGAGTAGGTTCCTATCAGGTCATTTTTGCTTTGCTAGAGCTGAATGGGCTAAAGAAGTCAGACATGATCCAGACATTTACTTTAGTGGTGAAGAGTTAAACTTAACAGTTAGATCTTATACTCACGGATATGATATGTTCCACCCACATAAGTTAGTGATTTGGCATTCAACTATGAGAGAAGAGAGAGCTGGAATGTTAAAGTGGGATGATGATTCTAAGAATGGAATAGACTTTAACAGAAAGCAAGACTATGCTAGAAAGAAAATTAGAGTATTGCTACGAGCTGAAGAAGATCCTACTGTTGATTTGACAGGTTATGATTTAGGTACAGTACGTACTTTAAGAGATTATGAGAAGTATGCAGGCTTCAACTTTAAGCAAAGAGCAGTACAAAAGTATACATTAGATAACAACTATCCACCAAACCCTTATATTCAAGATGATGAGCTATGGGAGCAATCATTTATGAAGTCCTTTTACCACTTAGTAACAGTTCATAAACAAGATTTTCCTCATAATGATTACAAGCACATACTTGTTGCATTTGATGATGAGCAAGGAGTCGGCATAAACCAAAACTATATTAGTGATTGGAGATTAACAAACTTAATGCAAAACGGTGCAAATATTCACTATGAAGAGTTTTTCTTAGTAGATAGAGAGCCAGCTCGTGTTGTATTCTGGGCTTATAGTGAAGAAAGAGGTTGGTGTGAAAGAGTAGAATATAAATTATAAAATGAGGCTTAAGTTTTACTTTGAATTTCCATGTGGAGATCCCGATGCTGAGGATCCTTTCTACTATTCAAATGTAACACATTTAATATCATCTTGTAAATTATATAGGTTGTGTAAGAAAATGCATCCTGATATTGAATTTGAAGCTATTAATTCCCATCAATTAGATGAAGAAGGAAGACCAGCACCAAAAAGAGACTTCGGTCCTGCATGCAAATATTCACACTTCTACTGTATAATCGAGAATCCAGACAATAAAAAGTATTTTAACATTTCTTATTGGGATAAACTAAGAGGAATGACGCCAGGTACTTTTTGGGATATGGAAAATTGTGTTGAGTTATTTGCAGCATTAGGAGTTCAAGCAAACGAAGAGGATTATAGAGATGCAGGCATAAAGTATACTCCAATATCTCATATGTCTTTGCATCAAGATGTAGAGAATAGAATTAAGGATTTATACGATAAAGAAAAGATTACTCCTACTAAACTATTTTTTAGAGGAGGAAAGTATGGAATAAGAGAGTTTCTTGCACTTGATGAAAGATTTACTATTGATGATGGAAGAGTTTTTCCTGTACAATTTATAAACGAAATAGCTCCATACTCAATTAATCTCGATATAAATGGTGCTGCTGAAGTGTCTTGTAGGACTTTTGATGTTTTAGGACTACGAAGTTGTTTAGTAAGACCTAAACTGACAATAAAATATCACAACGAACTAATTCCAGACTACCATTATGCTGCATTAAAATGTAGCGATTTAGGTAGATGGAATGAAGTGGCAGATGCCTATGTTGAAAGATTCGAAGAGTTAAGAAATAATCCTGAAGAAGTTCAGTTTATAGCTGCTAATGGGAGAAAGTGGTATGAGGAAAATGCAACAGTTGATGCTCACGTTAAGGTAATTAAAAGTGTAATGGACCTATATAAATTAAAATAATGGAAGAGGATATTAGCAAATATGAACCTTTATTAGATTTTCCAATTTTGCATGGAAGA